TAAATCCTTCAGCTTCTGCCCCACCACCTAATTGGCTAGATGCAGATTGTCTGGCAATTTGTTTAGCTATATCACCAGTAACCTTATTCAATATATTATTCCCAAGCTTTTCAGCTGTATACCTAGCTAAGAAATAAGAGCCAACATATGCGGGGATTGATATAAATACCATCTCAATCAGGAATTGACCAAAAATTTCTAATTTTGATATACCTAATGATAGTAATACTGCTATTTCCTTCTTTCTGGCATTCATCCATAATAATAATAATAATGAAACTACAACCCCTGCAAATATTAATGAGCCAGCAAATAATTTATTTGAAATTGAGTAGATACCTGATATAGATTGTTGTAATGCAGGATAATTTGATGAACTTTTAATCAAATTATATTCTCTCCAATTTATATCTAATTTCTCAATCTCTTTTATTACACTATCAAGATTCTTATCACCTTTTACAAAGAATGTTGCATCCTGGTATACAGCTGTATCTTCTGTATTACCATAAACTTTAGCAGCTGTATGAACATCAGTAATTAATGTATTTTCGTATAGTTCCTGTGCTGCACTTACTCCACCACTATTATGCCCATCGAATAGACCTTTAATTTCTACTTCTACTGTTTCATCTGCTTGTTTCTCGTTATCAGCGTCAAATAAATTAGATTTTATTTTTATCTTATCTCCAACTTTAAGATTATTTTTTTCAGCTAAATCTTTATGCATTAAGATTTTATTTTTATCTTCATTTTCTAAATGCTTTCCTTCTACTAATTTATATGCTCCTGATACAAATTTTGTTTCTTTTGATGAGTCGTTAACTCCGGTTAACATCACTGTTCTTTTAAAATTCTTCGCTCTTTTAGGCGATTGATTCGCAAGAGTCTCTTTAGTTTCAATAATATCATAATCAACTAAATCTGCAACACTATTTATTCTTTTTACATAGGAGTCTATACTATCTGTTTGAGCTATCTTTTTAATATCTTCACCTTTTACATTTCCTCCACCTCTAGGTGTTCCTGGATTTACTTGTCTATTTATCTCCATAGAAAAACTATTTGTTATATTAGCAAATGTTTCTTTTGAAGCTCTGTCCGTAGCATCTTTAATAGATAAACTTATAAGACTTAAAGTTGACATAGCCAAAATAACTAACATAATAATTATTGATTTTAAGCTTTTTCTAGTTATATAAGCAAATGCATTTTTTATCATTATTCAACCTCCAAATTCATTTTATTTTACTTTTTTTAACTTCTTACCACTTAGCTCTAAAATGATATCCGCAGAATCTGCTGCTTCCTTACTATGTGTTACAACTATTACACATTTATTCCTTTCTTTAGCTAATGTCTTTAATATATTAATTATTTCTCCGGCAGTAACACTATCCAGATTACCAGTGGGCTGTGTTAAGTTAGTACAAAATAAAGAACCCCAGCAAGGTTGTTGCCTGCCGGGGTTCTTCTTTTTATTTTGTCTTGTGCAGTTCTGGCGGGTGTTTTCTCCCATCTATCCACCCGGACAGTTTTTGCCCGCACTCCGGGCAGTTTTCCGGTTGCCCCGTGTAGTCATCAATCCAGTTCCCGCACGTCGGACAAAATACACCCTCCAGCGCTTTGTCTGGGTTCCATATCGCAGGTTTGCTTTCTTCCATCTGCTTTCCCTCCGTATTTACTTTATATGATTGTAACATACTTTCTTGCTAATTCCCAAACCGCTTCATAGTCCTGCTGTTCTTTATATTCTCTGTTCCATGCTTCCGCTTTTTCCGTCTGCCCTGCTCTTTGCAATGCCTTATTCACTCTTGAAACAAGCATAAACACATTGTCGCCGTAGTATTCCGACACTTCACACACTGGCTTTTCTAATATTCCTGGAAGAACTGCCACGCTTCCGTCATTCAGCACTACCCAATCACAGTTTGTGTCATTTAGTATGCTTTCTTCTGCAACATTTGTATGTTGCGGGTATCTCTCGCAAAATGCGTTGATTGCATTTTCCATATTGTCAATTATGGTGTAGCCCTCTTTTTCAAAATATTCTTTCTGATACTCTTTCATTGTTTGTACCATTCGTCCTACCTCCGTATTGAATTATATTGACCTTGCCACGTTTTCTTGATATTATATCTATATAAACAGTTTGGGGCTTTGGTGGCAAGCCCGCCGCCCCTCTGTTTGTACCCTGTCGGCTATTCTGCCGACTTTTCTTTTTTCTGGTCTTCTGTAAGTTCCTTAACCTTTGCTTTTGCTTCGTCAAGGTCTTTGCAACCGTCCAAAATCATTTCAACCATTTTCAAGATTTTTTCAAACTGTTTATCTGTCATATTGTCTGCCATGTTTTCTCCTTTCCCTTGCCGTATTCGTTAAAGTATTGTTGCTTCTTTAACTATCTTTATTATATACTTACGGAAGTATAAAGTCAATAGTTTTTTCACAGTTTTTCAGAATTATTTTGCACCGCTCTCATGTAGTCTTCCAGTGTATATTCCCCGCTGCTGATAAAATACCTGCTTGCCCCGCACCCTTGTACTTCTTCCAGCGTCAGCGCTCTTTTCCCTTTATACATAAAGTTGTATATATTAGCAATCCCGTTTTCTGTTTGCCTGCCGTTCATTACTTCAAGCCAGCCGTCTTCCTGCTTTGGCGTGTCGTTCCCAACTATCATGCACCAGCAATTTTCAATCACCTTGTTTCTGGTTTCCAGATAATTTTCTGCTGTCCTCTTCACTGGCTCTATAATCATTCTTTCTGCCACGTCAATTCCTCCCCGGTGTCCCGCTGGTACTTCTCTTTTACCGCTTCCACAACATAGTTGTTTTGTGATGAATAGCCCTGTTCTTTTGCAATCTCTTTTATGCGGGCTTTCATGCCCTTTGGCACCGCAAGTTCCATGCGGTCATAATTATTGTCACGGTATTTGTTCTTTGCTGCCGTGGCTGCTGGTCCTCTCGGTATAGTCTTCTTTTCTGTTGTATCTGGCATTTTCTGCACCTCCTGTGGTTTTTAATCAGTATATCACACTTTGTTTTCTTACGGAAGTATACATTTTATACAATCTTACGGAAGTATATTTGTATATTTTGCCGATTGCTTTTATACTTCCGTAAGTATATAATAAAGACAGTTAAAGAAATCAAACACACGGAGGTCAAACGATATGGGAAAAATCATTTACATGGAAGATAGAATAAACGGGCTGCACTGCTACACCCCAGAAATGGGACAGCGCAAGCCAGAAGTCAAAATGGAAGCCAGCCTTTCATATTATGGCAAACATTATTTTGTTGATACCCCGCTTGAATTAAAAGGCAGGGGCATTACAGAAATTGAAGCCCACTGGATTGATGGTTGCCAGAAGAAAATTGAAAACTGGCGCAGCTACCGGGTCACAAAGGCTGCTTTTGAAAAATTAAAAGCGCAATATCCAATTTCAATGGAATGTTGCCTTGACTAATAACTACACGGGCGGCGCTGCTGCCGCCCAGAAAGAATGGTGATAATATATGGGAAAATCTTATAATAGACGTTTCAGAAAGAACGGGCTTTCATTCATGGTGCAGGACACGCACCCAGCAGACCGCAAAAGTGATACTGATAAATACTATCTGACGGTAAACAAAGGCGGCATATACAAGATTGTGTACGACAATATCACATGGGAAATACCAAAGTTTCCAACTATACACGCAGCCCAGTTCTGGGCGCTTACCAGTTCTGATTTTATCGGCACAATGTAGGGGGTGTGAATATGTCTGATATAATTACTTGCAGCAAGTGCGGCGGCTCCGGTAAATTCATTTACAAATCCGGTGTGACCGGGCATTGCTACCAGTGCAACGGCAAAGGTGCTGTGAAGCGCATTGCTCACAAATCCTTTGCAATATCCATTGTGAACAATGATGGCGTCCGCATTGACTGGCTGCATATAAACGCCAGAAGCCAAAGTGAAGCCGTCAGAAAAGCCCGTGCGACTGCTGCCCGTGGCTGCTACAAAGACCAGCTGGACACAATCACCGCAACTGAAAGTGGGATTGAGTACACATATAAAACAATATAACGCCGTATTTGCCCCATAAACGCAAAAAGACCGCAAGTGGTGTATTTATCCACTTACGGTCTTTTCTTCTCATTCTGGCTTATTCTGCAAAGCGTCAGCGGCATTATTTAAGGTCTGCCAGCGTGTTTCCCTCTTCGTCAACAATCTTCGTGACTTCTGCCGCCATCTTCTCTGCTTCTTCCTTTGTCACGCTCCCGGTAATGTTCCCGGCTGCGTCGTAAAGGTTCACTGTGCCGTCTGCGTTGGTTTCCGTGGCACCCTCCGGCACATTGTCTGTGGCAATAGCCACTTTCTCTGTTGTTGTCACTGGTGCCGTGGTGTTAATCACTACCGTTGCAGCTGGTGTAGCTGTGAGTGCTTCCAGCGGTTCTGCGGTGTTGCTTTCTTTCTCTCCGGCTTTCATGGCATTGTATGCCGTCTGTGCAATGGCTTTCAGCTGGTCTTCTGTGACATTCAGCCCGGCTTCATCAGCAATCTTCTTCAACTGTTCCACAACTGCCGCCATCTTCTCTTCCCCGGTCTTATCCTTTTTGAACTCTTTTGCCCATTCCACAAACTTTGCTGCCCACTCTGACAGTTCGCCCAGCTTGTCTGTGACGGTCTTTGGAATATTTGGGCAAACGTACTTTCCGATTAAGAACGCCCCCAGTGTTACGGCAAAATATACGGCTGCATAAATTACATTATCCATTGTTTTTTCCTCCTGTTGATTATGCAGGCAGCTTCAATGTCTGCCCAGCGTAAATGGTGTTGCTTGTAAGACCGTTCATGGTCTTAATTTCATTGTATCTGGAACCGTCGCCCAGCTGCTTTGCTGCGATTGCCCAAAGGCTGTCACCGCTCTTCACGGTGTATGTACGCACGCCGCTTCCCGGAATTTTGATTTTCTGCCCAACACTAATGACGTTAGGGTTTGCAATTCCGTTGTAGCTTGCTAACTTCTGGTATGTGGTGCCATACTTTGCAGCAATGCCAGAAAGTGTGTCACCTCTCTGCACGGTGTATACCTGTTCCCCGGCTGTTCCCTGTGCAGGCTGTGCAGGTGCCGCAGGCTTTGCAGGTTCGCTTGTTGCTTTCTTTGAGAAGTCCGGCACGCCATAACCTCTGATATAACGCCCGTTGACTTCCAGCGTTCTTCTTCCAACGGCATTGGACTTGTTGCCCTCAACAACTGTGATAGTGTTACCGTCACAGCTTTCTACAACGCCCACATGGTCTGAACTGCCTGTGCAGTCACCAGCGCCGTTGTCGTCCCAGTCATAATAGATATAGTCGCCCGGTTCCGGCACCTTTGCGTCATTCTCGCACCAGCGCCCCATCTGCTGCCACAACTTAATCTGGCGGTCACAGCTGCACTCCGTAGGGATAATGTCTGTGTAGCCCGCTTCAATGGCAATCTTTGAACCAAAGGTTGCGCACCATGCGTCACGGTATGTCACTTTGTACCCCTGCGCTAACGGCTTGTGGTTGTTGTAGGCGTCAATGATTGCGTGGTGTGCTGCTGTACCCTCTTTCACTCCCACATACGCTGCCGCCCTTGCTGCAAATTTCTTTCTTACTTCTGATACATTCATATTGCTTGTACCTCCATTCTTTTTATTGCTAACGGCTCCGGCTGCGTACTGGTCATAGTATTTCTGCCCATATCCTGCACGCTTTGTCTTCACCGTGTCGCTCTGGTCTGCCGGGCGCTCAAACTGTGTCAGCACTGCATTTGAAGCAGCAGTGACGGTCTGTGCGCTCTTTAATACTGACAGTGTGGCTTTGTAGCCCTCTGTCAATTCTTTCATAAGGAACCCCAGCTGTGTTTCAAGGTCGCCAATAGACTTCCCGGCGGCTTTTGCATATTCCAGCAAAGCGGCTTTTCTGGTGTGGTATGTCCACTGCGCCAGCCCATAGCCTGCGCCGTCCCTTGCAAAGTTTCCATAGCTGCCGTTGTCCACGGCTGCTGTGTAGCTTGCGTCAGTGTGTCCCAGCTTCTTTTCATAGCTGTTCTGCAAGTTCTGCGGGTTCAGCCCGCTTTCTGCATATAAGTTCCCCATCAATCCGGCTGCCCCGCAACTGGACAGCCCTTTTGATTTCAGAAAATTCCAAATCTTTTCTGGTGTTGTTTTTCCTATTAGTCCCATGTCTTATACCTCCCCGGCGCTACTGCGTCATACTTGAAAAGTCAGACAGCGTGCCGGACAACTCCGGGTATGCAGCTTTGATTTTCAGCAGGTTTTCTGCCTTTGCTTTCCAGCAGTAGAACGCTACTGCGGCAGCAGTTACCCCGCCAACGAACGTCAAAAGGACTGATAACTGGTAAAAATCCTTTGTGACCACTACCCACACGCCCACGGCAAATGCTATGTAGTAAGTCGCCAGAATTGAAAAGATAATGATTTTTGTTGCGCTGGTCTTTCTCTCCGGGTGTTCCTGCAACTCTTCTTTTCTCTTCTTCCTGCGCTGTCTGAAATACTGCAAATTCCATAAAAAAAGCACTGCTAATGCCAGTGCAAATCCAATGATAAAAAATATTAAACTTTTCATATTGCTGTTTTGTACCTCCTATGGTTCTTTCGGCTTTGACAAAGCAAAATCATTTGTGCGCATACACTCTTTGTATATTTCCAGTATGTATTCATGCGCAACATCAACTTGCCCATTAGTCAACTTGCGGTCTTTGATGTACTTGTCATACTTTGCCAGTATGTCAATGATATGGTCGAACTCTTCTTTTGTATGGCGTCTGTGATTTATGCAACTGCTCTGAAATTCCAGAATTTCCATACGCCAGCTGTCAACCTTGTGGTCTGTAAAATCTTTTTGCAGCTGGTCCAGTTGTTCTTTCATGTCGTGGTTCATAAGATTTCCCAGCTGTTTAATCAACCAACGCACGGGCTGTACTTTAATTCCCGGCGTTATGTCAATAACAATCCCAATTCCCGCAAGCCACACAATAGCTTTCTGTACCATTTCCCAGACGTCCGCTGGGTTAAGCGTCTGTATTGCTTCCACTGTCCGTCACCTCCTTTTCTTCTGGCTGCTTGATATAATCATCAGTGCTGCCGTAATATCCGCAGAATAGACCGCATTTGCTGGCTGGCTTCTTCTCCGGTTCTGGATATGGCTTGCCCATTTCCTGCAAGTACAGTTCGTTTAGGCTCTGGCGCATACCGTAGCTGTTGAAATGCTGTAATATGCCCCGGTATGAAGCAACGGACCTATCCAGTGTATCTTTGTCAATCTCTCCGGCGTGATATGCTGCAAACATATATTTCAATCGTCGTTTCAGCTTCTTTGCCGTCTTCTTGCGCAATTTTATGTGTGTTGACCAAATGCGGAACCCTACAAACTCAATACCCATGCTGGTTGGTCTTATGCAAGTTTTCTTGTTAAGTTGCAAATGCAGCTTGCTTCCCAGAAAGTCCGCAATCTTATTCTTTATCTTTTCCAGATACTTTTTGTCTTGGTGTAAAATAATAATGTCGTCCATGTAGCGTATGTAATAATGCAGGTGCAGTTTGTGTTTGCAGAACTGGTCAAGTTCGTTCAAATACAAATTTGCAAACATTTGTGAAGTCAGATTGCCGATAGGCAGCCCAACTTCTCCCAGTAATTCATCAAACGCCACGTCGCCAATGTCGGCACCCAGCGGCAGACCAAAGTTTGTGTCTTCGCAGTTTATTATTACTGACAAGACGTGCAACAAATCTTCATCAGCAATCTTCTTCCGCAAAATATCCATCAATACTTCATGGTCTATCCGGTAAAAATACTTTGCAATATCCAGTTTCAAATAATAGAAACGCTGCGGCTTCCGGTCAGTCTGCTTCAACCAATCATGCAGGCGGTTGACTGCTTTGTGTGTTCCCCTGCCTACTCTGCAAGCGTAGCTGTCAGAAATGAACTGCTTTTCAAAATATGGGTTCAGCTGGCTATATATAGCGTGCTGCGCCACCCGGTCTTTGAAAGTGAGCGACATAATCATGCGCTTTTTCGGCTCATAAACATAAAATATGTTGTAGCGCCCCACGGTGTAGGTCTGCCAGATAAATTCATTCTGTAATTCAATCAAGTTTTCTTCCAGCTTATCCGTGTACGCCATCACATCTGGTCTGTACCTCTTGCACTTTATCCCGGCTTTGTACGCATTGAAAAGATTTTCAAAGTCGTAAATCATAGGGAAAATGTTTTTGATTTTGTGCAATTTCTTTTCCCTCCTGTTGTTAAAATCTGCCGTACAAATCAAACTGCGGTTCTTCCGCAGCCCAAACGTGATATATACATTCAGTGCCAGTCTTTCCGGCTCTGACTTTCAGCCCTGCGGCTTACTAACTATCTTTACGGCTATTCAATCTTTTTCCTACGGCTCCCGGCTGGCAGCCTTTGGAATGGAAATAAACCCCTTTAACCCAAATGCACTGGACGTGTCCACTTGTGGGCACGACTACTGGCAGAAATGGGGTGAAGCGGAACGGAGCGAAACGTTGTTGTTGACGTTAGAACGGGCGTTGTTCAAGTTCAGCGCACCAGCGCCACC